TCTGGAATATTGAATTTTTTCTGTACAAATTCGCTATTTTTAAAAGTCTCACTTGCGATTTGTCGAGCTTCTAGCTTATTAGCCACCAGCTCAGCGATTTTATCAACATCAGGAGTCATTGCTGATTTCATCTTGTCAATAAAGTCATGTGGGATCATTGGAGTTTCACTTGCGGCAAACGTCGGAGCAATCTCTCCGCTAAACATGACACGGTCAGCAAAGCCTTGATTTACTGCTGATTCAGCATCGAACCAGGTAGTCTTGTTCATCAGATCCAATAAATCATCTAATGCTTTTCCAGTTTTATCAACATAAGCATTTGCGATTGACTTATTAAAACCTTCAAGCACCCCAGCTTCATGAAGTAGAGCGTTGTGGTCTCCATCAACTCGTGATGACACGTTGTGGATCATGATTTGAGCAGTAGGGCTAATTTCTACGACATCACCAGCCATTGCGATAACGCTCGCTGCGCTTGCAGCAATTCCCACAATTTTAACAACTACTTTCCCTGAGTAGGCCCGTAATGCAGTATAGATTTCGCTACCTGCATATACATCTCCTCCCCCTGAATTGATGTGAACTTCAATGTCCTCACCAGTTTCCGGTAATACTACATTTTTAGGGGCGGTACAGTCCCAACCAAACCAATCATAGAGCCAAACATCATCGTTTGACACGATTGTTCCTTTAATCGGAATCACTTTCATCTTCTTTCTCACCTCCCTTCTCTACATCCTCACCAAGTTGATAGTTCTTAGTGATCAGAGGCTTGTCGCCCCACGGTACAGCTTCAAGGCCAAGTTCCTCACGGACCTCATTGATAAGCATGGAACCAGAAGAAATCAGCTTGTCAATACTTTGAGCAAGCGAGAATTTATCTCTTTGCCCTTCACCGACAATGACAAGGCGCTTATTGTCTTTGTATTCACTTTTGCTGAGCAAAGCAAAGTTCAAACCATCGCTCATTTTCTTCACAAGCGACTGGTAGCAATAGCTATTAAACATCTTCTGACTATTTTCCAGATTAGCCATGTCCCCATGCATCAGCGCAGTGGGAATTCCTAAGATGTCAGCTACCTCATCATCAAATTGCCTACGCAGCTTTTTGAGTTCATCTACGGATAGATTTGATGTACCAGTAGTGTTTGTCAGCTCAGAGTATTCCATTCCCTCTTGAGCTGGGACAATCGCTACTGTCTTTGTCGTAAATGATTTAAAGAGGCCGTCTGCATATCGTTGCATCTTTTCTCGTTTTGATTCATCAAAACTTGCATTCGTTCTAGTGCTGAGTACTCCACGAATCTGATTGTTTCGTGCAAGTGCTTCGACTAGTCGGGTGTGTAGTTTTTCATAATCGTTAAAGAGTTGAGTGAAATATTCTTGAAGACGATTGTTGTTGTATTGCAAGAAAATGACTTCATTCATCTTGAATGGTTTCTGGAAAGTATAATTTTGACAACTCACAGATGTGAATGTATCGTCGAACACAGCATATTTCTGTCGGATGTACGAGTCAGCAATCAATAACTGATCATCATTCGACAAGAAAATTAGTACTTCGTTTTTGGTTAATAAGCGATAAACCGCCTTTTGCCAAAACTCAGAAGCCGATTCATTCTTATTGGGCCTTACATTTAGCAGATAATCCCAATCAGTAGCCTTCTTTTTCCCATTATCGATGAATTTGAACTCAGATCTCGCAAAGATGCGGGCTACAAATTCAGCAGCCTTGTCAATCGACAGGCTCTTTAGTTGCAGATTTCCAAAGATCCGCTCCAGCTCATCAAATTCAAAACTTGGTTCCGGAACTTCTCGCTTGAATAAATTTAGCCATCCCAAGGCACCTCCTCCTTTCTAAAATTTTATGCCTACCACCCACCCGGATATTTTTTATCGTTTAAAGAAAGACTTTTTGGAGCGTTTCAATTCCTTTTTTATTGATTCAAACTCTTTATTTGTTTGTTCGACATTTTGACCGCAAATATCTTCATGTCGTTTCACGGACTGGCTCAAAGTATTCAATTCAACACTGATTGAACTAATCTTGTTCAATAGTTCCATGTTTTCTTTGCTTACTACAGCAAGCTCGCATTCAAGGCCTTGGATCTTGTGTTCGAGTTGTTGTTTCTTCTTCATTCGTTTGTTCATTTTGTTGTCCTTTCTAAAATTCCCAATCTTCGATCACATCAAGAAAGTCTCCAACAGTACTCTCCTGAATGATTTCTCTCTTGTAGAGAGCAGCAATAAAGGCATGGAATCCGTCAGTTTTTCGCCTCAACGGTTCCTTTTTCAAAAATCTCTTGTTTCCGTCTTTGTCTTCTTTGACAAAGGTATTATCGGTATACCAGAGCATTGATTTGTCGTTTTCAAAAATGAATCTTTCATTCGCAAATCCATCTTCAATGATTGGAGCTACCTTCGACTGTATCGCTCCTGGATTTCGCAAGAATTCATACTCAAAATCAGCTTCTTCCAGCAATGGTTTTAGCAAGTCCATTCGAAATCCGTCTGCGCAGACAATTTCGATATTGTACAGCTTGCGCCACTGGATCAATTTATCAACAAGTAATCTTGGATCTATACTTGGACCGTCTACGATAGTGAAGAGCCCTTGCTCCTGCCATTCACGGATTGGAGCTTTGATTTTAAACATATCCAAAAATTGCTTTCTAGCAAAACTGTGTTGCTTCCAGATAAATTCATCACCGTTTTTAAAGAGTAGACCAACGCTGGCAAAGTCTCTGATGCTTGCGTAGTCGAAACCAGCGACACAAGATCTTCCTGAGAGATCTATGCCAGGGCTTCTCAATGCAGCCATTAACTTTTCACGAGTGGTCACATCTTTTTCGATGTCGGCTTCTGGCAGATTCATCCGCTTTGTCATAAATTCTTGTCTGCCTGATGGTTCTAATTCTAAGTCATCATAGTCAGCTTTCGTTCTAGCTAATAGACGTTTGGCATAAGGTGTTGTCTCATCCAGCATTGGATTCGCTTTTGGCCAATTAGTCATATCGTCCACTTCTTCCGGATCATCTAACTTGCAGATAAAAGGGAATAGGCGGAACTCGTCAAGCTCGCCATTCAAGATCTTCATAGATTTTTCAATCATCTTGTCGTAAAACCCTTCACGAACGTGTCCATTTGTACCGTTGTAAAAGGTTCGAGCATGGGCAATCTTACCAAGTCCTGATCGCTGGATTTTAACAGCAGAGTCATTTTCAAACTGGTGAATTTCATCGAATTCAAGGCAGCCATCACGAGCCGAGTCCATTGTCTTTGGGTTGTTTGTCCGATAAGAAAAGACCGAGTTATTCCCTCGGCCTGTAATAGACATCTTTGTCAAATAGTAATGGTCTTCCAATCCTCTTCGCTGGACAGTCTCATAAACTTCCTCAAACGAGACCTTGCCTTGCTTCTCAGAGTTAGCTGTGATAGTCACATCGTAATCTCTGACAGGATAGAGAGGACTGATGAAGAATGCGTCCCGGCTGGACATAAAACCATTCTTTCCTCCCCCACGAGCAAGGGTCAGCAATATTTCATCAAATTGAGGTTCGCCATCTTCTTTCCGAAAAAGAAAGATAAATGGCGTGATGAACTTTTGATACTTAGCCAGTGGAAAGAAATTCTTCTCGGTGAACTGGATATATTTCTCAATCAAATCATTGTCAAAATATAAATCATCCCTCGGATAGATTTTTTCCTTGATGATTTTGAATAAGAGTGAGCGTTCTTTGTTGACTTTGATTTTTCCTGATTCGGCAAGTTCGATGTATTCATCAATCAGAGGATGAGAAATCACAACAGATCACTTCCGTCCGATGGTGGTTTCTTCTCGACTGGTGAATTTTCAACCTCAAAGTCAAATGATCGCTCAATCGCTAGTAGCTGATTGCTGGTTGTATTGATTTCTTTGATTAACGAGTTCGCTTTTTGAAATCTTTGCTGACCGTTATGGACGGTGATGACTAATCCATCTTGTTTGAGTCGTTCTTTCAACTCATACAGTAAACGGACCAGATAGAGATAGCGACGAACTTTCTCATACTGAATCGCATCTTTCTTTCGTGTGCTGAAATTGCCAATTTTGGAAAGTAACTGATTTTCCAATTCTTTTATATTTTTTTCTGAGTATTCTTCCATGAGCCCCCTCCCCCTTAAAAAATAGTGCTTTGCATTTGGACAATCGACCCCTCCCACCGGTTCCCAGAGACCGATTTTTTTCGTTTTTTTTCGACCGGGGGGTCTGTGAATTTTTCAAAATTTTAAATTTTCATCCCCACCATTCGTCCGAACGAAAATTTTTATTTTGCAGTTTAGATGATTTGCGAAATTGGAAGCGATGATGTCGCTTGTTATGACACTCCTTGCACAGAGTACGAAGATTGTCTATATCTAAAGCAAACTCTGGATAATATTCCAGCTCTTTGATGTGATCGACTTCGAGGTTATCTGTTGTTACCTTCCCCTCATCTCGACACCAGACGCATTCAAAATGATCTCGACTCATTGCTTCGAGTCTTAATTGTCTCCATGATTTTGAAAGATAAAACTCTCTGCGACTTTCTCTTGTCGAAACATCTACTTTCAATTCTCAAATCCTCTGTAACATTTCATACTTTCAATTATCTATTTCTGAAATTCATTATATTATTTCTGAAAACTATATTGTTTTTCTCTCTTGAATTAGACATATCTTATATTCTGTCTAACTCACACTGACTTAAAAAAGCCAGCAAAATAAACGAATGGTAGGCAACTAATAAAACAAATTAGCGTTTTACTCGTTGTGTCTAATTGATAACTATAAATCAAAATTAGACATAGCTTGATCTCGTTGATCCTGTCTAATCCCAATATATCTCAGCGTGATCGCAGGAGATGAATGGTTGAATAGATCCATGAGCATTGCCACGTCTTTGGTCTTTTTGTAATAGTGATATCCAAATGTTTTTCTCATCGAGTGGGTGCCGATGTTTTCAATTCCACACTCGCTAGCTGCTGTCTTCAATATCCAATCAACTGTCCGCCTGTCCAATGGTTTGTTTTTCCCAATGCGACTTTGAAACAGATAATGATGTAATGGCATATCTTTGATATACTCTCTGACTTCCTTTTTTAAAGTCTTTGTCATCTTTAGCTGTTTCCTCTTACCAGTCTTCTGTTCTTTGATTTTGATATACCAGCCTTGCACATCCTTTACTCGTATTCGAAGAATGTCGCCCACTCGCAATCCAGAATTAATGCCAAATAAAAAGAGCAAGTAGTTTCGCTCATTCCATTCTCGTAGATATTCCTTCATCGCTTGGATGTCATCCTTATCTCTGATTGGATCCACAATGTTCATAGTGTCACCTCCCTTCACGTTAAAATAAAAAAAGCCAGCATTGCTGACTTGCTGATATTAGGAGTACAGGATTCGAACCTGTGACACGCCGGTCATAACCCGACCGCTCTACCAACTGAGCTAACTCCTAACCCGTTTCATAAGGATCCATCGGTTCAGTTTTACCTGATGATATAATTTTACCACCTTATTTTTAAATTTTTTCCACACTTTCGACTGTATTTTTAACTTTTTTCCAAATTAATATTAATCTTAGTGTTCACAGACAGTTCATAGATTTTCTTTTCAAGCCCACTAAAGAATGGCTCGATCACTTCCTTGTAGGCAAGAGACTTACTACAGTGCAAGTATTTGATTGATGCTCCTTCCACAGTTAGAGTTCCATCAATGTATACTTCTTTAATTGCAGCCCATTGTTTCTCTGGTGTCAGAATTTTGATAGTGCTGATTGCTTCTCGAAGTAATTCGAGACGATGCAGTTCTGGATCCGATTCTTTTTTGATGATATCGGCCAGGGCTTTTGGAGTCATTACCTTATTACTCTTGATCCCTGTGTTTGGATCTGTTGGTTTCCAAGGTACTTCAATTTCTTCGATTCGTTCCTTGATTTCTTTTTCGAATGGATACTGCTTCAATGCTAGGATTAAATATCCATATCTGCTTCTTAAATTCATTCATTTGCCTCTTTGACGTAGACTTCCACAATTCCTTGTAAACCTAAACTCTCACGGTAAGCAAGTGCGTCATGTCTGTTTTCAAATTCTTTCTCAATATATTTTGCTGAATGTTTAGGATCGCTCCAACTTGAGCGTCCATGGTATTTCCTAACAACATATACCCTCATTTATTGTCCTCCACATCGATGATATGATCAATAATACGTTTTAAATCTCTTATATTGTCAAATGGCAGCACTGCATCGTGCAGATCTTCAAAGTATGAATCTGTTTCAAAAAACTCTTCCCCAAGTATAGCTATCTCTAGCTTGCCATTTATTTGGGCAATAGATAGAATTCTATTCGCTCGCATTGGTATATGTACATTATCCAAACTCATCATTTCTCCTTTCTGTTTTTAAACGCTATCACACTGGCCCAGATCAAACCAGAGAGCCAGACTAGTGCGAGTAGTAGATAGATAAAGTTTTGTAAGTCCATCACTCCACCGCCTCTTCATCGTATGGTATATCTCCATTTGACAAGTACTTAGATTCAATCATCAAGAAATCATTGACACATTGTTGGCTACAGAAACAATTTTCGACATCATTAAATAATGCTAAAATAACATGGTTTTCTTGCACTACAAAAAAATCGTCTTCTATTTCTTTACAGCAATTTGAACATTCATAGCTCATTCTTCCACCTCCAATAATTCCTGATTTTCGTAAACGTTTCCGATGATTTCTCTTGAATTAGCTATACTATATAATCGTTCAAAATTATTGTATCTAAGCAAGCTATTTACAAACATTCCTAAATCTTCTCTAAATTCGATAAATCCGTTTAACAAACCATCTTTTGTTCCCAAAATATCTTTCTCGTATATCTCCCGTAAATTTTTGTCAAATAGTCCTGTAAATCGTCCTACTGATTCTATATTTACAGGACACCAAGAACCTATAGTAATGTATTGTTCATTAGCTTCTATCACTTCGTTGATAATAAATGCTCTTCCTCTATCTTCAATTAAATATCCGTATTGCCATTCTCCTTTGCTGTTTTCATCAATGGATAATCCTCTAAATCTTGGTATCATCTCGCACCTCCTCGAAATTTCTTTGGTTTATTTCTTTTGAAAATAGGATTCTTCTTTTCTTTTTTCTTCTGCTTGTGATATTCACTGTCTTTATTGAAGATAATATCTTCATCTTCAATAAGTTCTCTAATAAATTGGTTGTCTGGAATCATCCTTCTAACTCCTCTACTTATGCTTCGTTCAAGTATTGGTTAAATACATCTTCATCAAGAACTCCGTTTTCAATTAAGTTCTCAACAGCAATTTCAATTTTAATCAAACGATTTAATTCTTTATTTGGCAATGAAGCCATAATAATTTCTTCCATCAATTCGCCTCTTCAAACTTTACAAATGTCATCCAGTGGGTTGTCCCTCTTTGCTGCCCGAACAAAGGGGTAAATGGAATGACCTTTAGTATTTCTTTTACATTTACCTGGCAATCTGACCATTTGAAAATTAAGGTTCCCCCTGTTTTTAAGACCCGCATGCACTCTTCAAAGCCTTTAGCCAAATCTTCAGACCAAGTCTTTTTATCAAGTTGACCATACTATGCTCTCATTATCGAATTTTGACCAGCCCATTTTAAATGAGGCGGATCAAAAACAACCAAATTAAAAGTATTATTTTCAAATGGCATATCACGAAAATCGCCGATAACATCAGGATCTACATTAACTTTTTTACCATGGATTTCAAACTTTTCTTTTCTTATGTCCATGAAAGTTGTATGGCTTTCGTTTTTATCAAACCAAAACATACGGCTTCCACAACATGCATCAAGTATTTTAGTTTCCGTCATTTATTCCACTTCCTCAATCTCAATCCCCAGACAATCAAACACCCAGCCAAACCCGGCTTGTTCTAGCTCTTTACGGGTGAAAGTAGGAAGCTCATCCCTTCCTGTAGGTTGCGTTCTTTTGAATTGAGGTGTCAATACTTCATTGTTTAGGTAATATCTTTCCAAATATTGACCAAGAATAGCCTTTATCTTAACCGTGTACCGCTTCTCTTTCTCGATTGTATAACCATTGATCCAAGCTTCTGCAAAGATATCTACGTTTTCTAACTCAAGCCAATCGTCAACCGCACCTCTTGGTGCTTCGTTGATCGCACCAGCGATGTTATACCCGTCCTCTTTTGCTTGCACGATCCAGTCAGCAATAAACCGTGGGATCATTACTTTCTGTGGTTCATCTAGTTGTTTTAAGTCTTCTATAACTCCGTTGATCGTAACGATTGGAAAAGCATAAAGCTTTTCAAAAAGATCCTCGTACTTTTTAATTAATTCCTGCTTTTTCATCCTTCCACCTCCTCAACTTCAAACAACGGACTATTGAACACTTCCCCAAATCCAGCCTCTTCAAGCTCTTTGTGGGTGTGTTCCCCTCGTCTTGAGCTGTCGTTGTAAGCTCTTGCGAAAAAATATCTTTTTATACCCCAACCGTAAACTAAAAGGTTTTCTTCAATCTTTCCTTTTATCTTTACTGTATACCGCTTTTCTTTCTCGACTGTGTAGCCGTCAAGCCAAGCACGGGCAAATGTTTCTTGGTTATCTATAATCCATCTTCCGTATTTTTCTTCCAGATTAGCTTGTAAAAACATTTGAGACAGTTTCCAGCCTTCATCTTTTCTCTGTTCAATCCAATCCGCCACAAACTGCGGTATCGTGACTTTCTGCGGTTCGTCCATTTTCTTTAGCTGGTCTAAAAAGGATTTTACCATTAAAGCATAGGATGCGGTTTCATTAAAGAGACTGTGCTCTTTCCATTCGTTTTCATACTTCTTAATCAATTCCTGCTTATTCATTCTTTAACTCCTTTTTTCAAAATCAAGGGGGAATATCCCCCTCACATTACTTTTTCTTTTTCTTCAAAGTGAATGCCAGAGTAGCTACTGAGATGCCAAATGCTACAAGTGACAATCCAAGATCTGATCCAGTCGCAGGCAATACTGCTGGGGCGCTATATGTTTCAATAGGTTCGTCTTGTTTAAATTCGTCCTGGTTGACAACTTCCACTGTTTCCTTTTTAGTTTTAGTTTTAGGAGCTGGTGTGTTTGGCTTGTCTTGCTTTGGCTCTGGTTTTGGTTGAGGTTGTTCTTCTTTTGGATCCTGACTTGGTTTCACTGGCTCTCCTGGAATTTCAAGCTCTGGTTTTTCCAAAATCGGAGCATCAAACGGTACGACTCCACCAGACCATTCTGGCTTGTCAATCTGTGGTGCATCGAATGGAACCGTGCTACCGTGCCATTCTGGTTTGTCCAAAACCGGCGAGTCATTCGGTACAGTTCCAATTGGTTCTGTGTATTCCGGTTTTTCTCTCACTTCTGGAATTCCCGGAATACCACCTTCAAACTCTGGAACTTCGACTTTAGGCGATTCCTTTGGAATTTCAAAGGTTGGCGCCGGTTTATCTTCACCAACTGCATCACCTTTACCACCAACAAGCTGGATCTTTTGGTATGAAACGGCACCATCATTTTCAGCTTTCAGTTCGATCTTGTTAGTTGGATTAGTTGAGTCTTTGACTGCATTTACAAGTTTAGTCTTGTAATACAGATAGATCATGTGATCCAAACGATCCATTTTGATCTCAAAACCATGATCTGACTTGCTGATAGATTTTACAAGATCCATTGCTGATCCTTTGTCAACCCAAGGATTCAAACTCTCAATATTCTTGATTTCAAAGTAATTATCAACTAGCTTTTGATTATTGCTCATTTCATCAATGATGGTCACATAGTTTAACACACGTTTGGCATAGTTCACACGGGCCGTCCAATTAATTACAGTAGGATCTTCTTTGTCTTGTTCTCCCCATTTAGCAATCAATTCATCCTTGCCAATAACTCCCTCATTACCAACATTAACTGTCACTACAGTACCATTAAAATTGGCTGTTACTGGCTTGCCCGACACAACTTTATCTGTCCAACTTGCATCTAGTTCAAGGTTCATGCTCTTGTTTAGAGGATGGTTCTTGAAGTAGTCATTAAATACAGTAGTTACTTTGTTAGTAGTTGCATCTGCTGTAGCTTTACCCACCACTGCTTTTTCTGGGTTATGCACGTCAAACTCGTAAGAGGTCTGAAACTTCACTTCTTCTGGTAAATCAAAGGTCACCTTGTCACCTTCATTCACTGAAATATCATCTGGGATTTTTACATCTTCATACTTGACTTTGAACGGAGTGTATCTGCCATTTCCTTCTGGTTGTTTGATCACCACTTTTGGGTTCTTGACTTCGATCACATTCCCGCTCTTTTCAAAATTTGTCGGAAGTCCATCTCCTCCTCTAGTTGCTTCTGTGTCTGTTGGATCTCCTTCTCCACTTTGAGAATCTTCGTGTTCAGTTCGTACTTCTGAAGGAATAGTCCCTTCTTTTTCAGCTCGAGCGTTTTCAGCTCCGACTGTAATTGTTGTATTTTCTGTAATGTTTCCTCGGTCAGACTCATCGGCATTTACTCCCTTAATTCCAAATGTAGCTGTCGCAATAGTCGCAACTGTCAAAAGTGTTAATTTGTTAGTTTTCATTGTTTTCTCCTTTTGTTTTTTTAGAATGGCAAATCACTTTCATCAATATCCATCGGATTTGCATAGTTAGGTGGCATCTGTTCGGTCATGCTGTTCTGGTTGGCAGTGTTGTCACGCTTTTCCAAAACTTGAAAGTTCTCTGCAACAACTTCAGTCACATATACACGTTTTCCGTCATTTCCTTCATAGCTTCGAGTCTGAATTCTTCCCGTAATTCCAACCAGCATTCCTTTTTTAGTCCAATTACAAAATCTTTCTGCTTGCTCTCTCCACATCACGCAGTTGATGAAGTCTGCATCATATTCGCCATTTGCATTTTTAAAATTTCGATTGCATGCAATATTGAATTGAGCTGTTGCGATATTGCTTGGTGTGTATCGTAGTTCTGCATCTCTGGTTAATCGACCAATAAGAGTCACATTGTTGATCATTATTATCCTCCAACATTATTTATTTCTGCGGCTTCCTTAACTGCTTCTGCTTTTTTTCGTTCCTGCGCTTGGTATTCCCGATTTAATTTGTTTAGGATTACCTCTTGTGCAGTGTTTTGTTCCGCCAATCTTTGAATACTCAATTCGTGTTCCTGGACAGTCCACTGCATATCCTTGATTGTTTTTTCTTGTTCAACCAATCTGGAGTTGAGATTGATGGTAATTACCAATGTAACTCCTGCCAGCAATACCAAGTTGATGATTAGCCAGTCGATTTTACGTTTCATCTTCGATTACCCTTTCTAATTTTAGATGTCCTGCATTTCGTCCTTGTTCGTTTAAGTGGATGTAATATTTGAGTAATGCGCTATCTTTTCCAGTAATTCTGCTCAATTCTTTTAAAGTCCCTGTACAGATATACTTATCACGATCATATAACTTATAATCAGCAAGTTCTTCCGGATCACCCATCAAAGTTCTTTCCTCAATACCGAAATACTCGCACAATTCTTGGACGTGATTTGGACTGATATCGTCTTTTGTGATCCATTCTTGTATCGTCTGTTCACCACGATAAAGATTTCTAGAGAGTTCTTTGCGAGTTAGACCTTTTCCCAGAATCAACAATTGTAATTGCTGACGAAAGTGATCCATTTGATTTTTCGTATAATGTCTCATAACTATCACTCCTGCTTAACAATCGCTGTCTTTTCAAGATCCTCACGCTTCAAATCTGCGATGAGCCAATCTAAATACTTCTTTGCTTTATTTAGATCTTCCAATCCGTTTTTCTTCTGATAGCGGCAAAGATACTTGATGACATTTCCCCAGTAAAATCCCCGGACTTCTTTTGGTCCTCCAGCAAAATTGCGAATAATGTCAATTGATTCCAGACCATATTGCCCACAGTAGTGATTAGGTTTATTTACTTTGTCAAAACCATTATTTAAAATTTCTTCTGTCATTTTAGTCG